TTATGTACCTCCATTTCATAATTCATTCTATATTTAACTTTTCACAAAGTTTATTAATAAGTTTCTCCTGTTGGTCAATTTTCTTTTTCTGAGCTTTTATCATTGCGAACATTGCCGGAATCATAATACGCTCATTCCAGTTCTCGGGAAGTCCGTCTGTGTTATGGTCGACTGCCAAAGGAAAATACTTGTCCACATCTTCTGCTATGAACATTGGAAATTCTGCGTCTACGCGTTCATCTCCTTTTGCAAGGTAGCCTTTTTTATACCGTGCCATTATTGGTTCGATGTTGTACAGGTTCTCAATAAATTCTTCTGGCAACGAAGCTCCGAGGATTTTGTAGCGTTTGGAAGAAGAACTTAACGCAGATACCTTGTAATTATTTTGATCGATATAACAGTTCCAACCGCTTGTGATCGTAGGAAGGCTATAGACACGAAGCCCCGCCCGACATGCTAATTCTTTTTCAAATTTCGCATAAAACACATCTTCGCCAGTGTTGGTAATTGTTTCTTTTGCGTAAAATACATCTTTGACCGAAAATGCTTCTGCGCGTTGGTTGCCTCCATCAGTATTAAGACTATCAAATTCTCCATATGCTCCAGTTATATTTTCTGCACCATATATTGACATTATGGACTCGCCATCAGAATTTTTCGATATATCGATTGACCACCACGGAGAACCATCCGAATATTCAATATCAACTGAACCGTCAGGATTAGTGGGATTGTCAGGACGTTCTGGCAAGCTTTTTTTCGCACTGACTGGTTCTATTCCAGTCTCAGAAAAGCGTATTCCATCATATTCTGCCACTCCATTAGTTTCGGAATAATTCGAAAAACACGTAAAACCAGAATAATCAGCAAGGGCTTTTGCTTTATTTGTTTTGTCCAGTATTTTCAAAAAGCCTTCGGAATTATTTTTTCCTCCAAGTAATAGTGAACCGCCCATAGCCGAACTAAAACTTATGTACAGTTTTCCGTTTCTATAATACAAGCCGTTCCATTTTCCATCATCACTCAGAATTTTAACAATCTGCTCTTGCGTCAGATTGTCCACATCAATCACTACCGCAACGCTCTGCATATCCATCAATGTTGTAGTTCCACCGGATGCGTACAGCTTGCACCGAACATTCGTGACATCCCTTGGAATACCGATAGTAGAGCCGTTGGAGTTTGAAATAGTTTCGCTAGAACTATTGGTCAGTATCGTATAAAGATAATGTGTCACCGTATCTTCATCCGTTGAACTGGTGTAAATGGTTTTCCATGTATTACCATCAGTAGTCTCTTCGATCACGAATCTGCCCTTATACGCATATCTGGTAGCCGAATCACCGTCTCTGTAGTATGCGTTAAATTTCAAAAAATTTGGACTGACATTCTTGTCTGCTCCACGTTTCAGCACGTTACAAGACGGCTCAATGATGTAGGTTCTTCCCGGTTTTCCATCAGCTCCCGTCTCGCCCTTAATCTTACTCCATGTATATTTTGTCGGGTCAGTGGAATCTGTCTTGGTGGTATCCGTATACTGGCCAATATACAGTTTATTAGTTCCATCAGAAACCGAAAAGCCTGTCTTTCCATCAGCACTGTTCGCGTAGGCAATATGTAGATAATACGTCTTTCCGTCTGTGCCATTCGTTCCAGCAATACCATCTTTACCATCAGCCCCCTCGAATTTTGACCACGTGTATTTCTTTGGGTCTGTGCTGTCGTTCGGTTCGTAGTCTACATAAGTGCCGATATATGTGGACGGAGTTTTGGTCATCTGGCTGGATGATGTCGGATTTGCCACGGAACTATATTTTATGTGGAAATATGATGTCTTGCCGTCTACTCCATTTGTTCCATCTTTGCCATCTTTTCCGGGAACTCCTTGTTCGCCCTTTTCTCCTTGTAGACCATCTAGTCCGTTGACTCCGTTCTTCCCGGCTTTGAGCTTGGCGATTGTGAATCTCCTTGTGATGGACAAGGTTTGCAGGTAAGTGGCTTTAATATCCACCCAGCCATTGTCGGCACTCAAACCTGTGACTGTATAGGTGTGCGTATCGACATCCCAAGAGCCGGTCACGCTGTCGGATTTCGTAATCGTGTAACTGCAATCATTGGTTACATCCTGTGAGCCGTACATAACTTTCGCTGTAGTTGTGACCGTTGGAAATACCGGAATATTACCGTCTGCATCAGATGTGATCGTCTGCATATCGTTTGACAACTGGAATGTCATGTTCTTAGCAGATGCAATATTCTCATCCATAGATGCTAGCTTTTTAGATAGTGACATTCCACCGATAGTCAGCGTATCAGGATCCATATATACAGACTTTTTGTCCATGTCAACTTCGAATATAGTTTTTCCGTCAGAATCTTTTACTGTCAATGCACCGGCATTAATCCATTTTGCATTGATGCCAATTACATTCAGTATTGCAGCAATCATGGTGCCATCAACCAGCCAGCCGGAATTCCAGGTCTTTCCGCCATCTGTTGACATTCCCCAGCCTGCTGCACTAAATTTCACTACGATCGTAGCTTCGGACAATTCGGGTTTATCGCAAAAATAAAGAATGGTACTTCCATCTTCCATTGTTTCATGGATTGGAAAAAGACCATTCTTTGTTTTCATCGTTTCCTGCAGATTGTCAAATGCAGTATCCCACTCTGTTTTCTGTCTTTTGAGATTTGCTCGCAGTTCCTTATAGACTTGTGTAGCCTGGCTGTATCGTGTGCTTGAAAGTCGTGTAGGTGCTTCAGCTCCAGATATCAGATTTTGTGATGTGTGAGCCGTATACTCTACATTTGTGAAGATTGTTTTGTGATACCGTTTTTTTGCATCGATCACGAGGCCAAGGTCACCAGCTTCCCTCGCGGGATCTGCTGGCGTACTGATCGACATTGGCCGGAACTGCACTCCATTTAAGCGTTCGCCCAGATATGCCGCTACTGTCGCGCCACTGCCACTCTGAATCAACTTGTTTCCAAAAATCTCCAAAGCATAGCCGTCTGCGCCAGATTGGTAAGTTATTTCCTCTGTGCTATCTCCATCTTCCTCATTCACTCGAATCCCAGTGATCACTACATCGTCTGTCTGTATCGTTGATCCTGTTAAAAGATCACTGATCTTTAGAATCTCATCAGTATTATCAACATCTATTATATTTGAATTACCGTTTTTTAACGGTATTTCTATGACTGTGCCGATTTCCTGGCCTTCCGAATCCAATATCGCATTTCCATCAACGTCAGTCCAAATTGTATCTTCCTTTTGAACCCAGGTTGCTTCTAAAAGCTCCGTATCGTACCACTGTGCAGATAATTTACCGAATCGATCAATCTTGAAGAACTTGCACGCAATCTGACCTACCCACTGCAATACCTGTCGGAAAGTCAGTGCAGAGTCATCCGGACGATTCTGTACAATAAAGTTATCATTGTCAAAAGTTGCCGTATCCGATGCCAAGGTAACTCCACAACAGCTGCAGGCATCCCGTACTATAGTTCCAAGAGTAGTCGGATATACAAGTTTGCTGAGGGAGTATGATTGATCAAATTTAGTCATATCATCGAAAGCTTTTACGGATATTGAATTGCCTGATTCTTCTCCCGGTTCCGCTGTATACTTGCCTTTATCCAGCCATTCAGTGGATCCATCCAGTAATTCCAAGCCTACTTGTACAGTTATTACGGCGCCGTTAAAATCATGTTCGTCGAATCTGCCGTCAATATTGTTTAGCTTTAGTGTCAATTGCTGTGCTATTGCGGCACCCAGGTCAAAGCTACTTGTATTTGATGTGCCTTCAGATATCTGAAGTGTATAGATGTCCAGATCTTCCACGGTGTCGTTGCTTCCATCTTGGAAGTTGATAACTACTTTGTGATGAAATATTCCATTTTCTTTCAAAGCTTCTTTGTAAGCTGCAGTTGTCTTTATCATCCTGTCACCTCTGTATAATGTCTACAGAAACGGACTTATACCAATATAGTCCATCCCCAATGTCTCCCAGATGTTCTTTGCTCAACGTTCCTCTATAGCTTTGTATCGTGATATCAATTCCATCGTCACGAAACGAGAATGGGAAGAAACCCGGAACCAATGTGTTCTTGATTGTTTTCACCTGTGATTCTGTCAAGAACTCCCATTTGATGCTCAGATTTTTCTTCTGTGCAACCACTGCTCCAACCATCAGGCCTGCTAATGTACGCCCGGTATCAGATGTCCATATGATCTCGTCATTTACACTCAGTGATGTTGGTGCCGGAAGTGTAGTACTCCCGGACCATAATATTTTCTTTGCCATATTACTTCACCTCCACTGAGTTGTATCTAATGTCCATGGCCGCTTTCGCTTCCTGTGTTGCTTTTGCGATCTGAGTAGAATCCAGATAGAATCCCATATCTGTCAGTGCCGCAACGATTCTCATCACGGCACGATTTATAATTGCTTCCAGTTCCGCTTTACTTACGCCAGTTCCGCCTGCTGCCAATGCTGCTTCAATTGCCATCTTCTTCAGTTTATCTTCCGGAGCCACGACTTCGCCTTGATGCAGGTTATCACCGATCATAGCCAGCTGTGGGGTATTCGGCTTCACATAACCGCCATTCGCCAGATGAGGAATGGTCGGAACCCTAGGAAGGGACATTCCATAATGACCATAGTGTCTTGTTCCAGTAATAGGATTCGTAAAATCATAACTGAAAGAAAATGCATTCTCTATCGCAGACAGTCCGGAATTGAGTTTGTTCATCAAATTATTAATGATGTCAATCACGGCATTCAGTGGAGTCTTCGCCAGTGTCACGAGAGAATCAAAAATTCCCTTAAAGATATCTTTGATTCCGGACCACGCCTGTTTCCAGTTTCCATGAAATGTACCTTTTATGAAAGTTATAATTCCATTAAAGACCGTCTTGATATCTCCCCAAATACGCTTCACGGATCCCAAAAATGTGTTCAGAACTGTCCCCAATGTGCCAAAGCTCTGTGACCAGTCCGTCTGGAAGATTCCCTTCACGTAATCAATGAATGGCTGGAAGATGTATTTCTTCGCAAAGTCAAAGATTGATGTTGCAATTGTCTTGAATCCCTGCAGAATCTCTTCAATTCCCTGCCAGCATTTCGAGAAATCATTTGTAAATACGCCAGTGCAGAAATCAATAAAGCCACTCAGAATATCAGTAATTCCCTTAATCACATCACCTGCAACTGCCAGAAGATCTAATATAAGCTCTCCAAGGCCTCCAATGATCGGTCCAAGAACCGGCATTACATTGTTAATGATCCATTCGACACATGGAACCAGTGCTGTTTCCCATAATGCTTTTAGATTCTCAAATACTTTTCCGAGTAACTCAAGGATTCCATCCAGTGCTGGCTGAATATGTTCTGCCCATACAGTACTGAATTTATCCGCCAGGTAATCCAGAATTGGAGAAATGTATGTATTGTAAGCGTCAAGAAATGTTCCAAGGATATCCGAGATACCTTGTGTAATAGAGTCTACAAAAGGCTTGAAATACTGGTCATAAACCGAATTGAGCCTGTCAAACGTATTTGTGACGCTCTGTGAAAGAGTATCAAATACAATTCTCCACCGCCCAAGCATGTTTTCCAGAGTTCCGGAGATCTTGTCTGTATTCTGGATGACCGGAACAGTAAAAAGTGATACAAAGTCTCTTTTGAATTTAACTGCCAAATCTGCAGCTCCAAGAAATCCATCTGCAAATACCTGGATGATATCTGCAGTGATTGCCTTGGCGTCATCTCCTGAAAAAACATCAAAGATATCTGCCAGAGCAACGCTGAAATCTCCTGAGAGTTTCGCAATCTCACCTGTCGCATCAAATAATGAAACAATGCGCTTTTTGATATAACCTTTACTCTTTACAAGGTATTTATCAACGCCTCCAACAAGATTGTCTGCCAGCGTAAGCCCGATTCTAGCTGCAGAACCGGTAACCTTACCAAAAGCAAGAGCAATATTATTTGCGCACCGATTTGCTGCATTTACAACTGCTGCATCCGTGAAGATTTCTTTCAGATTCTTGCCAATACTCCTTACGGATTTATTGATGGAATCTATCTTTTTCTGGGAATCGCCAAATCCAATTTCAAAGCCCTTCTTGAACAGTTTCGCAAGCTCCTGCCAACGTTTCTGCAGAGCAGATAGCTTCTCATCTGTCTTGTCGAGAACTGTATCTCCATCAGCAAGGCTTCCATAATCAACCGCCCCTGTCTTTCCCGTTCCTGTTTTTCCGGTCGTCCCAGAAGTGCTGGTCGTAGGTTTATCGAGCTTGTTGATCTTGTCGAATCCCATAAGGGATTTCATTTTCTTTGCTGCATTCTGAGCTGCTTTGCCGGCTTTGTTGGTATTGTTGGTCAGATTGGATGCTGCATCCGAAGCATTGTTAAGGCTGTCGTCTGCATCTGCTGCCGAATCGGCAATCTCCGATACACCGTTACTGCCACCATCACTGGCTTTCTTCCCCGTAATCAATTCCGTAAATGCTTTAAATGCATCTGCTAATGTTGCAAGCTTTCCTATTGCAGTATTAATCACCTTGATTACCGGAGTGAACAAATTAATCAGTCCCTGTCCAATCGTTGCCATAATGGACTGAGTCTGCAGGCTCAGGATCCTGCACTGGTTAGCCCACGAATCAGAGGTACGGGCGAAATCTCCCTGTGCCGCTGATAACTGGTCCTGAACGAACTGATATCGTAGAGCTACCTTTTCCGCCTCAGTCATTGCTGAGGTTGTCTTACCAAAGCCATTTGCCATGGCATAGGAATCAAGAGCCGTCTGTGTCATTACGACACCAAGATCTTTTAGTGATTCCGTCTCACCAGTAAAGACTGATTTGATCTTGGTATAAGCCTCATCCTGCGATAGATTGTAAAAAGATGCTACGTCACCAGCCAAACCGGTCAGCGTTGTTCCCATGTCATAGGCCTGTTTTTCGGAAAATCCGAAGGCCTTTGCCATGGCGCCAAATGTACCGGTGTACTGTTTTGCCATGGTCTCCGACAGACCAAAGCTCTGTGCAGCACTTTTCGCGAATTTATCGACCTCTGAGGTCATGTGCGGAAAAGTAACGTCTACAACGTTCTGGACCTCTGCAAGATCAGAGCCAAGTTCCAGGCACTGTTTTCCGAAATCAACCAGTTTTTTTATGCCAAAAGCCGCCGCAATTGTAGTGCCTGCTTTTTTTGCCAGACTGGTTATTCCGGTCATCTGGCTCTCGAATTGATTTTTATTTACAACCAGATCAAGCCCGATCTGTCCAACACTTGTAGCTGACATATATACCACCTGCCTCTGTCACGAGGACATCGGCACAGTGGCACTACTTGTCCTGGTTTATCTTTATTTCAAATTCTTTCTTGCAGTGCCTTGCCTGACACTTAAAAAAGACACCCCGGCATCTTGCATCCGGGGTGTACTGTACTTTCTGCTCATGTCCGCAAAAAGGGCATTTTACTTTTAATCTTTCAATTTTTAATCACCTCCAAGGCCTGCCATACGCATAAATGCCATTTTCATCGCATCAAACTGCGCATCCATCTGTTCTTTTGTTGTATGATTCTTTATAAATTCTGCATGTTTCGATTTCCATTCGTTGCGGATCCGATGTTGTTCCGGTGTGAAATTCTCCAGATACTCTTTCCGGTCTTCTGCGCGAACGGAAACAATCCTTCCAAGAGCTGTATCCGGGGCAATACCAACAAGAAGATCTCTGAACTCTTCCCATTTCATTCCTTCCGGAAGCTCTCTGGATAAACGAATCCCGTACTGTGATTGAAAAGATGATATGATTAGATCAAAATCATCTATCAGATCATAGTACGGGTCACTGCTCTCCCTTGTCTTCTCCCATGACCAATTCCATAGCAGACTGAATAATAGTCATCAAAGAATTTGCTGAAAGTTTCTTTCCATCTTTCTCCATCTTACAGATCTTCTCTACATCTTCTGGGGAAAAGATAAGCTCCAATGCATCTCCAACCGCCTGCAGTTCAGAATTCTCTGCGAATACTCCCATCAGCCGGAGCATTGTCTCCGCATCTGATTTTACTTCTACTTCCAGATCTCCGATCACAATGACCGGATTGGAGTCAAAATTCAGTTTGTCTGTAATGTTGATTTTTTTCGCCATTTTTCTATCTCTCCTTTTTTCCACGCAAAAAAATCCCAGGATTACACTGCTGGTACTAAAGTTGGCTTGCCATTGCTGATCACGTCAAATTCCAGTGCGCCTACATTTGTAGCATCGCCGCCACCGCAGTTCTTTACATCAAACACAGCGTTCGCCCATGATACGCTCGTACCATCCGGGAAAATCCACTCAAAATACCCTTCTGCGTCATGTCCATTCTTGAACTGTTTACCTGCTACAAAGTCGTTTCCGGTATCTCCGATGTTTCTCTTGCCGTTAAGCGTAATAGTAAGGGCTTTGGCTGTCATTAATGCTCTCTGCCATCCTTCTGTATCCATTGGAGTCCAAGTTTCTACCCCATTGGAAAAAGACGGTGAGAAGGTCTCCAGATCTGCTACAGTTGTAGCGGATTCTTTATCTGCGCCAAGCTTAAACTGATTGGCTGATACAGGAAATACGTTAGTTGTTTTTCCTGCAAACTTCTGAAGATTCATTTTCATTCCTTTTTACCTTCTTTCTTCTTCTCAAAAATAAAAGCTCCTTCTATGACCATTTCATAAATACCGGCATCATCCGTGCCGACATCCTGAATTGGATAAAGGGGCTGAAAAAACTTAATCGTTTCATTGTTGATTGTTGCATCTCTCATGGCTCTCAGTTTCTCAAACAGCTCTGGAGTCGCTTCTTCTGTATCTCTTGGAGATTTATTCCAGTGCACCAGAATAGTCGCATATTTCTCGCCATAGCCCTCCAGAGACGGTCCTCCGAGTACTGTACGGTACGGATACTGATGTTTGCTGTTGTAGACACCTATGGACTGTTCTTCCTTATCTGGTAGTTTTCCCATATACACGTGTTCCGCAATGTCGAGAGATGCAATATAATCTCTTATGTCTGCCAGCATCATACGCCAGTCAACCTCCTGTAGATTTCTTTAAATGCTTTTACCGCAAAGTCAGCTTCTTTGCCACCCGGAAGCCAGTCTGTATACCATTTGCCACGGGCATTCGGGTTCTCTCCAGTCTGAAAATGATATTCCGGATGGAAATACAGACGGCGGGCATATGGAGTACTGGATATAATTGATACCTTTCCATGACTGCTTTCTGATCTGTCCAGGAACGTGCTTTCATTCTGGAGATTACCTGTATCTCGTGGAAATACCTGTGCTTGCGCAACTTCCGTATGTAACGCTTCTGCGGTCTGCTCCAGGGCAGTTGTCTGTGCATCTGTCAGCTGTCGGATCTTTGGCAGATTCAGTTTTATCACGGAATTCACATTTATCAGATTACTCATACCAGCATCACCTCTGTATAATTCACAGATCCATCCGGATTCCTTGCCTTTGTCCCCTGTTCGATCCGTCTCTTCGCTCCGAAGATCAGAGCAGATCCACCAGAGATAACCGGCAAATCTGGACAGATGTCACCCGGAAACAGCGCCGTGCCGGTAATCTGTATCAATTTCTTCTCTGCTGTCAGAACTGTTCTTGCTTTGTCCTGGTAATTACACTTTCCGGAATACTCTATGGCCTTAAGTGGTTCTCCGTACTCGTTCAAACCTTCTCTCTCAAAGCTACAGGTGATATCTGTCTTGCAGAGCCTTTTAGGGACTAAACATGGATATCTCATGTGATCACCTCGCTAACATACAGCATAATCCAGTCTGCTGTAACAAAGCGTACACATCTCGCTTCATTGCCACACCTTTATCCGTAAATACGTTCCAACTGCTGCCGAACTGAGCGGATACTCCATTGATGCTGTATGAAGACAGCACACTGTTGATCTCGTCTGCATTCTCATACTCGAAGTCAGCCTGCATGCATACGACTTCCCTGATGATTTCCTGCTGGTATGCTGTAAGATTGGAAAATCCCTGACCCACAATGCGGTTGTGGGTCAGGGAATCAATATGCCTGGATGCCTGTTTCAGTGCTTTTTGCAGATTATCTCCGGGGATGGTGTCACCCTCATGCTGGTCCAAGTAATAATCTTCGGTTACGTACGATTTATAAGCCATGCAAAATCACTTCCTTGTGCGCTTCGTCTTCGGTACTTCAGCCTGTTCCTCATCTGCTGTTTCCATCTGATCTTCTACGCATGACGTGTCTACTGTTGCTGTTTCTACTTCTTCAACTTCATACCCATGGTCTTTAAACCACTCGATCAGGTGCGGATCTTCCGTCTCTCCAACACCATTACAAAACGGAACAGATGCGGACATACCTGTATAAGTCTTGACCGGACTGAAAATTTTCATATCACTCGCTCCTTATTTTACTTTGATATTTCTAAATACACCGGCCGCCTTTGATGCTTTGAGTGCAATGGCTGCATTCATTTCGACTTCACCTTTTTTCACTGCTCCTGCAGTAGAGAAATCAGGGAGCCATGTCTGTACCGGTGCCACTCCTGCAAAAGAAACAGCATGGAGTCCGTCCATTGCAAGACGTGCCACATAAAGAGACGTGGTTCCATCATCCCCTTTAATCGGTACCACTTCATCATTAGTTCCCGGTTTGGTCTTCAGGTCAACAAACGGGATGCCTCCATAGCTCTCTACCTGATTGCCCCAGTTGTCTTTTGTAGCCTGATACATACTTGCCCGTCTTGCACAAGCTCTGAGTTTGGAAATCAGCTTATTATTACCAGCAATAAATGTCGGTGTTCCATCAAGGCCGCCCAGAAATTCATCTAGCATATCAAGGAAATACTGATAGTTCTTTGTTACCAGCTCTGAGGTAGACAGATCAATGCTTCCTTCAGTGTTGTACTCTGTTGAGCTTCCGGTAAGTGCTTTATCCAGACCGTCAAATGCTTTCGTATCCTTTGCAGTATCTCCATTGATGAATGTATCATTAAACAGCGCCTGTGCGGCCTTAATCTTCTGCGTCTGCTGCAATTCAACTTCATTTACAATACCGCCCATGTTTGCAATCACACGGTCAATCTCATAAGCCCCACCAAAGACTTTAATTTCTACTGTATATGGTTCCTTTGTTACTTCTGAAGACGTGTATTCTGTATTAATCGCACGAAATTCAGCTTTTGGCTGCGTTTTCAGACGCACATAGCTGTAAGACGGTGTTGCACCGCCTCCTGTCGGAGATACTGCATCATCAAACGGGATATGTTCCAGAATAAAATTTGATTTCTGGAATTCATCAATAACTCCCATCTGAAGGTCATCCTGCACGTTTTTCTTTGCTTCTTCAAGTGTAATTGCCATAATTATTTACCATTCCCTTCTGCTCCCATATTTAATCTGGCAGCGATTGCTTCTTTCATACTTAAAGGTCCTTCTTTTCCAGAGCCTTCGTCTTTGTGATTTCCCAGTGGGAAGAATCCTCTTCTCTCAGTCTGTTTCTGTTCCTGCTTAAAGAGGAACGGTTTGCTCTCTTTCAATGCTTTTACCTGTTCATCCAGACCGGTAACTTTTCCATCCTCTCCAAGGATCAGCTTCTTACGGTCAACCAGTCCCGCTACCAGATCGCTATCCTGTGCAGATGAGTCAATTGCCATTTTGATTGCATTGGTCAGTTTCAAATTCTTCAGTTCTTCCTGATGTTCTGTTTCTTTCTGCTGATTCTGTGTCTGGAGATCCGCAATCTGCTGTTTCAGGGCTTCATTATCCCCTGCGGATGCTTTTAACGTCTCCAACTGGGCCTTATAGTCATTTGCCGATGTTTCCAACTGTTTGCGTTCCTGTTCTGTCGTATCATAAGTTTCTTTTGATACGTAGCCTTCCAGCTCTTTCGCAGAAGCATCTGCTGCTTTCTTTGCCAGGCCCTTCTCAATTCCAAGGGCTTCAAACTGTTCCTGTGTCATGCTGCTACTCCTTTCTGGTAGTTTTTCGTCATTCCGGACATAAAAATAAGACGCTTAACCCTGCGCCTCAATGGGGGATTTGGGATTACCGCCTTTCGAATCGATAACCTCTGCAATCTTCATTCTTACCAGGTACTCTGCCCTGTCCTTGGATACTGTTAATGTATCACCGACAGACCTGAGCTTCAGATCATTTTCCTTGTCATAGAAATCATGAATCACTCTGATCTTCACTATTTTCACCTCCCCTCGTTGCGCTGGTGCAAATTAGAAAAGTATTGCATCTTTACGAATATTGCTGTAAAATAAACATAAGATATCTAAAATAAGAGTCATTCCTAGTACCCATAATCCAGAAGGATTGTACAAGTGAATGGCTCTTATTTTTTATTTCTTTTATACACTCCAATAATTCCATCATCTTTGTATAATGCAATCTGATCTATAAAAGTTAAATGTGTTGACCTAAACAAATCTTTTATTTGTTGTTGTATTTCATCTTTCGGTAATGGGCAATCTGTAATGTCGAAAATAAAGCATCCCGCCTGTCGTTTTTTCTTTTTGACTGCATTGTAAAAAACGTTTTTACCAGCAGTGCTTATTGTTTTCAGATCCCAGCTCATATCGTCAATCTTAAAATCTGGTGTGGATATTCCTTGCGGATATACAATTCTTGGAACCATCTGAATTTTCTTTCCATATTTTTCGGCAATATTTTCAGCTACTTTCTTTTCATGTGCCGAATAATCCAGCAGTATATTCTTGCCATCTACTTTGTATTTTTCTTTTCCGACTATATATTCTTGCAAATCCGTTACCTTGCCAACACATTTATCTTTTTCGCACCATACAGAAGTAATATTTTCTGGAATTCCTAAAAATTGTTCTCGTCGTCTTTCATCCAGATATTCCGCGGTATCCATATTACCAGTACGCATCCGAACATGTTTCCATTCTTTACGCTTCTGTTCATACTTCTGCTTATTCTCCGGATCCAGCGAGAAATCCGCAAGTCTTCCAAATCTTTTTTCCTGACGCTCGGCATACTGCTGTTTGGCTTCCTGCTGCGCCTGGTCTTCCAGATTTGAGATTTCCTGCTTGTTATATTTCGGATCTACTTTCGTGATGCCCGGAAAATATGTAGTATGAGAATCTTTGCATCGGGGATGATAAAGCCCAGCTGCCACAGCTGAGGACATCAATGGATATTTCCCGTCTTTACTGCTGCCTCCACTCCAGACATCGTCAATCAGTATCTTTCCCACAAACGGAAGACACTTCGGGCACGGGGAGCCTCGCTTATTCATTATCACAAGATGCAGTCCCCACTGCTGCCGCATCTCGCCTTCCCCTTGCAAGTAAGCTCTTTTGCTTGCTGTCCGGATTGCCATATCTGCATAATCAGATATCGTGTGCCGTGCTCCATTCGCGTATTCAATGCAGTTCAGTCCCGCTGAAAGAAAATCCTTTGTTGCCATGTCCACGGCTTTCTCATACGTTCCTGCGCCGGTATTTGCATATACCTGAGCATTGTATATGATCTTGCGATACTGGTCATTTGCCATACGCAGGACTGCCGCTTCTGCTTTCTGCATATCCGCTGTGGTTGCCTGAATCAGTGCATCCAGCTTACGGTCATTGACTTTGAAGAATTCAGCAGTGCCGCCTTTGGTAACTCTTTTTGCTGGAAATCCATTCTTGATTTCTTCCAGAATCCTTTTTTCCTGATTCATTCCACCTTCAGATCTTGCAAGGCTGATCAGTACTTCAACTTTTTTATTGATATCTTTGAACCGCTTTCCATATTTCTTCTGGTTGTCATGCTTGTACTTTTCCAGAGATTTCAGCATTTCTGTTTGCCACATGGACCAACTTTTTTTCTCGTCTGTCTCTTCCTGCTTGTGATTCTCAAAATTTCGGATCATGGATGTGATCAATTCATTTTCAATAGCTTCAAAAGCAGCACCAATATCATACTCATCATTAATCTTTGCCATTCGACCACACCTTAAAGCCCTGTGACTTAAACTGTCGTGTCAGTTCCTTGAGTTTGGTTTTGCTTTCGCAGACATCTCTCCGGAGCTCTGCATAATCAGATTTCTCTACTGCGTAAACTCCAAACGGTACCTGCTCTTTCGCTACCTCAAGAAGCCCCTGGAACTCCTTCCGGCTCATCCGGTACATTCTTGGTCCTACTTTTACCCGCATCACCTTCACCACCTTCCAGACCTACGTGAAAATTACCGGCATCCAGATTAACTGCCGGCTCTTGCATATCCTGTATACCTTGTTCGATCTTCAACTTTTCGACTTCTGCCTCTTTTTCCTTATCTGTCCAGGTATCTCCATACAGCTGATCTACAGATGTTTCAAGGCTCATGATGCCGTATTGTTTCGCCTTCCCCACTGTGTCCACCGTAGTTCCGAAATCTGGAGAAGCATATTCTCCAAACTTTACTGTTGGTTCATATTTTCCCGGAAGTTTTCCGTACATCAGATCATAAGTTTGCATGATAACTGTGAATAATTCAGGAAGCGCTTCGTTCAAAGCATCAACAATCTTATTTCGGACATGAAGCGTAACTTTTTCTTTTTCTCTCTGTGAGTCCGCATTATCAGTCTTTTTCAGATCAATGCCGAGAGTCGATGGTGACATAATCCCCTGTAACACCATATCGAGGAAATTACTGTAACTGTTTACATAGGCTTCATAGGAAATCTGTGGCTGCGATATCTCAACCTGCTGATTTGCTTTTTCGCTCATATTGTCGCCTAAAGCAATAAAATCATTATCAAACGGGTTTGCCGGCATCAGTTTGCCCGTGTCCGGATCACGTGGAATAAGATTGTCCGGGATATACCGTTTGATTCTTCCCATACGGATTGCATCCATCCACTGGCTGATTACTTCATCCAGTCCGTCCAGAACGTCTGTTTTTCCTTCAAATAGTGCTTTTCCGCGATTCTTATATTTCGTGGATTCCAATATTTTCAGGGGAACAGCCAGCATGATATCGCCTTCGATACCCAAATCATATAGATGTGCCGTTTCCGGAAGCAAAGTCAACGGGACTTCTTTTCCGTAATCATCATACAATTTGTACTTGATATATCCTGCTCCGTAAGTCTCTTCCAGTCTGAGATCCTTTGCTCCATTTTTGTATGTAGTATAAAATTTGATCTCCTTCAGTTTAGAATGCAAATAGATATATTCCACATCTTCCGCATCATAAAATTCCACGATTGGATATTCACTGCAGGCATCTGCGGTAATCTTAAATGCTCCATCTCCTGACGCTAGTACTCCAGTTATTGCCGCCCCAATCACTTCATTGAGCTTACTTTTTTTATAGAGTTTGTCCCACAATTCATTAAGAGTACTTTGATTTTCGCCAAAATCTACGGCATCCATATCCGCCAGAACAATGTCCTTGTATCGATCCACAACAATACCAACAATACCGCTGTGCATTTTTCTGACATTCCCCTGTGCCTGAGCTGCCCAGAAGCGGGCTTTCTCTACGTCCCATCTTGCAGTCTTCTTAAAATACTGTTCTATTTCCGCACTGTCACCACGGTACCAGATTTTATTTCTGATCACATTTTCACGAAACGTATGTGGTTCTATGATTGTGACAGTTCTATCTCTTGCTGGTTCTATCTTAAAAAGTCTTGCTATAAAACTTTGAAGTCGGTTCATTTCTCACCTCTTGTATATCTTGCTCTGATATGGAATCCATCCATACTGTACGGAGTTCACCATATGGTCGTGGCCATCTTCCGGAGTGTTATCTTTATCTTCTTTCCAGCTATATGTTTCCAATTCACTAATGTATGTCGGACAAGTATCCAAAACATAAAAATTAGGTTCTATGCCTGTAGCATCATCAAAAGCCATCCAGCCAAGCTGTGCGTTGATACGATCAATGATCTCCATTTGCTTCCATGCATCATTGAGTGTGTAGATGCACCCATTTCTGCGTTTATATTTATTCCACTCCTGCAGAGTTGCCTGATCGGCGCTGTCCAAAAACACATTTCTTGCAAGTCCCCATTCTTTTCGGTTTCTGTCCAAGAAATCTATCAGATTCTTAACTGTATCCGATGGAGCTAATGGCGTATCCAGCTCAGCGTTGCTGTATACCTTTTCGTCCAGGACAATACATTTTCCTTTATTGGTGATTCCTAAAAAAGAAAAAGCAATCGTATCTGGGGATTTCTGGGAATACGAAGTATCCACTGCTGCCGACAGCCACATGAAAAACTCTTTTTTCTTTCCTTCTGGGTTCTGAACAAATTGTTTCGCCCATTCTTTCGTTCTTACGTGATGTGCTCGATCAAAATTACTGAATACCAGACCAGTTGCTTTACCTCTCAACCCCTCAATCTTGTTTTTCCAGATCTTTGTTCCCTTCGGAGTATTCTGTATGATTCTCTGTTTCTTTTCTTCCGAAAGCCCTGCATTATCGTCAAAAGAAAAGAACCAATGTACCCATCCGGGCTTTGGTTCTTCTTTTAGCTCATCTTTAATTTCTCTTGGAGTACTGTCTTCCCATTCAGGAAGAGGTCTGCTGCAGTTTATGTATTCTTTGTATACGTCAAGACCAGGATCATCCGGGTTGAGTGTTGCCATCAGATAATCACATCGCATGGATGCCTCACGGACGAAGTCAATATTGGCTGTATTAACCTCATCGATGTACAGGCATCCGTACTGGCCACCCAGTGCATCCTTCCACTTGCTCTTGTTTCCATAGCCAATCACGAAGATAATCTTGTCTCCGGAAGACGTATGAAACAGAATATGCGGCATCTTGTATTCTCCGGATCCATTGCCTTTGTATTCTGCCAATATTCCGAAATCATCCAAAATGCCAAGGTCTTTGTTGATGATATTCTTTTCTGCAGTTCCGGTGTCATCTGCTGCCAGGATATGCAGTTTCTTTGGTGATTCCGCAACCTTGCACATAAACTTAAAGAGGCCGACGGTTGTCTTGCCCGCTGCTGTGGTGCTAGCCCTCCAGGAATTCTACAGGTGCATCACATTTTAAAAATGCTTTGTATTTATCAGATAATAATAATCTTTCAGAACTCATGGAGTTTAACCACCCCCTCGCAACTGTTCCAGGATATCTCCCAGTTTCTTTTGCTGTTCTTCCAGGCCGGATACTTCCATCCTGTCTTTGAACATTCCGAGATGTCTGCCGAGGAGTTCCAATGCTTTTTCCTTGTCATTCAGTTTCAGTTCAACGCCAAACTTACCTTCTTTTATTCCAGCAATAGCTTTGATCTGCTGTTCTGATAACCCTGCTGTATCTTTTATGATAACGAATCCGTCTTTTACCTCTGCAAAATCAGTTGCCCTGGCAAATGCAATGGCTGCCAGTTCTTCCAAAACTCTGTCCTGTGTGATCTCGGTTCGTTTCTGGCGCTCTTCCATCCGTTTCTGGATATATGCCGCAACCTTGACATTTCTCAACATCCTGCTGCCAGCCTGGGCCGCTGTTTCATCCTTCTTTACAGACGGATATGCTACCTTGTAAGCCCTTGTGGCATTAAGATCTATCAGGTATTCATCTGCAAATATCTTCTGTTTTTTTGTCACTCAGGCTCACCTTCTTTCTATTATTTGAAATACAGTCCTGCCAGCACCATACACGACAACCGATTGCTACCGTGACGAAAGGAGGTGCAAACACTTACATACAGTGAATCCATGCCTAAAGTATGTATGTGCTGGTGCTGTGCACGCTGTACGAAAATTGGCATTAGAAAAGCACCCCGAAGGGTGCCTGTGTGCTAAATTAATTTCAAAATTCCAACATTACTCTTTAAAATATTTCTACAAGCTTCTGAACTGATTTCGTTTCGTTTAAATTTTTCAAACAATTTCAAAAGCATATAGGTGTCAATAATTAAACTACCATTTCTTACGGCCAAAGCAACTTGCTTTTCATGTACTGGTTCTCTATCTGCAATCGGTTTATTCTTCTGATGATTCATAATCAAAAGTGCATGTACATTTTCTACTTCCTTTTCATTATCTTCTAAATATCCCTGATAATGTACATCTAACTGTGATATATTTTCAGATTTAACATTATGATTTACACCTTTTATTTCTCCAATAAATACATCGTCTCCGATTTCAGCTAAAAAATCTTCATTCTTTTTATCTTCAAACTGAGAAAAATCATAGTTAATCAACTGACCTAAAATTTCAAGAACAACTTTCACCAATTCATCACCTGTAGTATACAAAATAGATTTATATCGGTTGTTTTGCTCCATTACCTTTTTTGCCTTATTAATTTCATTTTCTGCCAACTGTATTTTTTCTTTGTTTTCTCGTATTAAATCTAACTGTTGAATATCATCAAACATTTGTACCTCCTCCATCCATGAAGGAATTTCAGTTTTATTAATGATAAGTCCAATCTCTTCTAAAAAACATATAATTTGAGTATAATTTTGTAAATCTAATGTACTTACATAAACTTTTCCCAATTTATAAGCCACATTTTTCCCACTACTTGAGGTAATTAACCCATTATTTTCTGTTGTAAAGAAAAAACTTGCTTTAATTTTTTCTTTTGCAATACTAGAAGTAGTATTTTCATACACCAGTTTTATCGTTGCTAATTCCGAATATATTTCTCCAATATTGTGTAATAACTCGCGAAGCATATCTTTTAATTCCATATATGATGAATAATATTCATGTACTGAATAATTATACCTATATGTCAGATTCTGAGGCAGTAAAATAATGATTTCCGTTTTCTTACTGTTATTAATCATTTTCGACAAACTTTTAAAATCATTAATTGATTCAATCCAACCTACCTTACGGTCTCGCGTTCTCCACATATTTTCATCATTCAAATTTATAATATTAATTTCAAAATCATCCAGAGACTGTGCATCATGTATTCTATTTATTACGGTATTCTTTCCTTTTAAATCCCCCATATTTTCGCGAAAAGTTAATATTTGAATCATACTTTCTTCCTCCCACATACATTTTCTTTTATCATAACTCTAATTATGATATTAAACAATCTACTTAAATCGACATTTTTCGACAAATACAAAACGTCCTATATTTCTACAGGACGCTTCGCAAAAATGTATGTAGTTTGGAATATGCTTTTCGGACCGGATACCAGCCATCGGGATAAGCATTAACCCACTCACCATATCCTTATGGGGAAAGAGCCGCCGGCCTTTAAGCCTTTGGCTACATTCTCATCATACAACGAAATTTCCGAAATATCCGAAAAATCGTCATGTAATCTTCATTTTCTTTAAATAAGCATCCCTGATACACACTCTTGGGTAATCCTCATTGTGTGGCATGCCGATCTGTTTCGCAATCGCCTTCCAGGTCATGTTCTGCTTGTAGAACATCCGGAACACACATCTGGTCTGTCCATCCTTGATGTCATCAATCCACTGATCCATGGCCTTGACCTTCTCTTTCTTGCGCTCCAGAATCTTCTCCCGCCGGTCATACTTCTTCTGATCAAACCCAACAACGCTCTGTGGTCTGGGATAACCGGTCTGATAATCGAAGATCGTATCATTCCCCAGTCCAGCATCAGTATTCTTCATCATCAGAAGTTCCAGCTCCAGCACCGGTATCTCCTGTTTCAGCTTCCGGTACTTGTCCAACATCTCCCTGGTAACCTTAATCTCCATCAGTCTCCACCTCTAATTAATGACTGTAGCTTTATGTATGAAGGTGCCATGCAGAAACCTTTCTCGTCCTTCAAAAGGACACAGTGCTTATACAGCTCAATAACAGTATAGATTCTCTTTACTTTCTTAGCCGGCTTATGCTCTTCTTTGCACGTTTCAATGATCGCGATCTTCTGTCCACGTTTCAGGCCATGTTCCTTCTCACGTAACTGCTGCAGTTCTTCCCAGTGAGCTCCCTTCATAGCCTGTCCGGAAGTCGGATCCAGATAACCCTCGTGATTTTTATATGCCATCTACTTCACTCCTAACTAAGAAATTTATTGATAAAATACTGCTGTCCTTTTCCAGTTACTTTCGTTGTTCTGTTGATTCTCACAGAACCATCAGGATTATTCACCGTACTCTCTTTTATTTCAAACAGACCAAGTTCCATTGCCTTCTGAGTCGGACTGTTCCAGTCAGATCCTTTACGTTTGATCAGATAACCATTTTCACGCAGCCATTCAAATAAACGTTTCTGCCCAATATCAATACCATTCTGTTTCAGCATCTTTGCCAAATCT